CTACACATCTTTTTTATCCAACATCTTCTTATAAATACTCAATGCCTTTTGTTCCTCACGTGTTCTAAGCTCTCTTAAAACGTGAGCATAAGTGTGCATTGTTGTGAAAATGGTTTCATGCCCAAGACGTTCAGAAACATATTGAGTATCTACTCCTTCATATAAAAGTACACTTGCATGAGTATGTCTAAGTCCATGACATGTTATTTCTTGAATTTCAAGCTCATTCAATATGCTCTTTAATCGTTTGTTAGCATCTTCATTTGTTACAGATTTAATATTCCCACCTACATAGAAAAATAAACCATATTCGTTTTCTTTTAATTGTTTAGCATATTCCTCTAATAAGCGCATGACTATATCCTCAACTACGATGATTCTTTCAGATGATGTGTTTTTTAAGTCTGTATAACCTTTACCCTCTCGATAATCCCAAGCTTGAAAGATACTGATTGTATTATTTTTAAAGTTAAAGGCAGGCATTGTTAGGCCAACTAGTTCACCAAAACGCATACCTGATACAAGAGCTAGGAGTAATAAATAATCTTCTGTACGTTCTAAGTGGCTAATAAGGTAGTTTAATAGCTTTTGACTATCTGCGTAACTTATATGTTTTTCACTATCCTTTTTAGCAGGCACAGAGCCGTTATTTACAGCTTTTCGAGTGAAATCAATTGCAAGATAACCGTCATCAATTGCATCCTTAATACACGCCTTAATGTGGGTATTTAATTTTCGCACAGACTCTTTTGATCGTCCTTTAGCATAGACATCCAAAAAAGTTTGATATTCATCACTAGTAATCTTTTGAATAGGCTTGTCTTTAAAATACTCTTGAGCACGTCTTAATGAGTCCTGGTAACGTCTGTAAGTGTTTTTATGTTTAATGCTTTTATATTTTTCAATCCAAGCCTCAAAGTACTCTGTAAATGCTTTATCACGTGTTAAAACATTCCCACCTTTTTGTAGTCTCATTTCTATAGCTGTTGCTGCTACCTGTGCCTCTTTCTTTGTTGTGAAACCACCTTTTCTTACAGGATCATATTTTCCATCTGTATACCGACTTACAGTATACTGCCATGTCTTTCCACGCTTTGTTACACTTGCCACATTAAACACCTCCAATTCTATTGTTAAAAATACAATAGAAATGCACTATTCCATTTCGGCATATTTTTATTATTAAAGTATTGAGTAAGTCTTTTTACTGCAAAGTCATACTCAACATTAAAGATCAACTGTAAATCTTTTATTGTAAGTGAAGGGTCATTTTCGACTAATTTATCAAGCATAAAAGTAGGCATACATGCATGATACATAAATGTGTCTGCTTTTTTTTCTTGATATTCTATCCAGGTACTTTGCATATAACTCTGATTACCAGTGTGTTGAAGAATATGGTTAAGTTCATGACAGAAATCTTGCCAAGCTTGCGGAGGTGTTAGGTGCCTACCAAGAAAGATGAAAGGTGTATTCTTAGCAAAAAGTGCTTGGCTGGGTCCATCATAAGGTGCAGGGAAGACTCTTATACCAAGAGCATTTGCTATCACTTTGTAATTAAGTTGATCTGGCGTTGTGATTCCAATTTTCATATACATTTCTTTCACGAAATCTTCAGTGTAGGTACTGTAATTCATAATCAAACATCTCCAATACATTTTCCTGTAAGAACGTGCGTTCTATTTTGAGTTTACAATAAAACCCTACTTTTAGAAAGTAGGGTTTTGAATTATAGTATTTTTTTGTATTAATTACAGAATCAATTGTATTTTTTACATTTTTTTGTTTCAAGTATTTTTAAAGTAGTAAAAAAGTAGGGACATATAATATTTATATGTCCCGTTTATTTTGTTTCTTTTTTTATGACTTCCCACATCTTACGTAACATTTGTAGGTCTTCTTCTTTCGATTGAGGTAATTCTCTATACCAGCGTTTTAATTCTGGATCATTAGCAAACGCTTGAAATTCAGCTTCATCATTATCTTCTTGTGAGTAACTTTGAGATTCTGTTCGGCCAAGTAGGTAGTCAGTGCTAACCTCAAAGAAGTCTGCAATTCTCTGAAGTGTATCTGTATCAGGGGTACGGTTTCCACTTTCATATCCAGAAATAGAAACTTTGGTAACATTAATTTTATTTCCTAATTCAGATTGTGTTAAATTTTTTTCTTTTCTAAGTTGCTTTAGGCGCTCTCCGTTCAATAAAAACACCTCATTTCTATTAACTTAATTATACAAGTTAACTGATAGATAACATACCAATACAAACAAAAGTTAACTAATTAGAAACTTTTTATAGGGAAACTATTGACAGTTCCTTTCTAGTTAACTATTATAGAGTTAACAAGATGTTAACTGATTAGGAGGTGGTTAGGTTGGCTCTTGAGAAGTTGAAAAAAAATAGGATAAATGAAAATCTAACATGTCAACAAGTTGCTGATAGGGCAGGGATTTCAAAAGAACATTACTGGTTTATTGAAAACGGTAAAAGAGGTTTAACTTATGAAATGGCAGCCCGAATTGCAAAAGTTTTCAATAAAAAACCAGATGATATTTTTTTTGAAGATTGAGTTAACTTGTAGTGAACTTTTAGGAGAGTGGTTAATATGCAACAACAATTAAATGTCCAACTAACTATTCATATTCCAGAAGATCAAGTGTTAATAAGCAAAGTTGAGCTAGAGGAATTACAAAGAACTAAATTAAAAGGGAAATCCTGGACAATGAAAGATTTGGAGGCCCAAACAGGCAGAAAATCTGAATGGCTACAAGAAAACATCCTTTTTGTTCCTAAGTTTAAAGAGAAATTAGACACTCGTAATGGAGGATTTGTTTACTACCCAAAAGGTAAGGGATCACCTTGGGCTTTCCAAGCAACAAAAATGGCACAGTTTCTCGATGATAACTTCCATTTAATTTGGAGAGGGTAACGTCCCTTTGACGCTACCCTTCAAAAGTGGACTTTGATTGAGGAAAAGCTTGGAGAGAAACAAACGAGGATATATGTAATTTGTTATTCCTTCTTATTAACAATTTTAACATTTTCTAACTAAGTGGAGTATTCCAAATCGGCATAAAAAGGTGGTGAGAGTTTGAAGTTGGGGTTAGGAGCACTATTACAGGCATGCCGAATTAAAAGTGGTATGTCACAGGAAGATTTGGCAGCTCAAATGAATAGAAGCCAAACATGTATTTCTAAATACGAAAACAATCGTAAACCACCTGATATTTTCACTTTTATGGAATGGTTTAAACAAACAAATACACAGGAAATTGGCATGCTGTTATCACAGCAAATGATCAATGGGATTGATATTAACACAATTGTTCAATCATTAATGCCCATAGTTGGTGGATTTGGATGGTGGTTCTTTTTATAAAAGGAGTGTTTATTGTGGAAGTAAAAAAAGGCATAAAAAAATGCAAGCACATAAGTACCTGCATTGGATGAACTGTAACTTCCGACGGTCAACAGTTCAACGAAATATATTACAAACCTTGTCCTTTTATTATGAACAAACTTTCGTAAATAGTCAATACAGGGAGGATTTATTAATGGACCGTATTCTAGAACAATTATATGAAAATCTAAATCAAGCGAAGGTAACAGTAAATGAATGTGCTCGTGCAGTCGCAGATTTATCAAACAATAAAGACCAAGAGACACATCTTGAAAAACTCATTGAATACAACTATCAAAAAGGTCTAGTAACAGGCATTGAGGATACGATTCATGAAGTAGAGAAAATGCTATCAGCAACAAGATCATTAAAAGCTGTTTAATTCATTCTTATCACAGGATTCACAAATGTGTTTGTGAGTCCGATGATGCGAATGATTGCATCAGAAGGTGGTGATTTGGTTGAGGATTGACGTTAAAGCATGGAGACTAATGAAACCCGTTGAACAGTACATGGCTATTTACAAAGCCGCGCGTCAAAATGACGCTACCCTTAAAAGTAGGCATAAAAAAAGCTCACAAGCACTGGCATGCGAGTAAGCAACTTAGAAAAATACATTAACAAAATTATATCAAGTTTTAAGCCTAATGGCAAGGGAGGGCATTGTATGTCACAACTAATCGTACATGGAGGAATGCGCGTTCTAACAAGTGCACAACTTGCAGAATCCTACCATACAAACGCAAAAATCATCAATCGTAATTTTGGCCGTAACCAAGATCAATTCATTGAAGGTGAGCATTACTTTCAATTAACAGGTGAATCTTTAAAGGCATTTAAAGCCGAGCGTCCAGATGACGCTAGCCTAAAATTTGCATCATCGTTGAATCTATGGACTGAAAAAGGTGCTTGGCTACATTCTAGCTTTCTAAAAAGCAAACGAGCTAAAGAAGCTTTTACAACACTTGTAAACAGCTATTACAGCATCTTAGAAGCTCCACCACAGCAAACAATGCAGCAGGGACAAGCCCCGTTAGCTATTACTCTAGAATACTATCAGCAATTGGAAAGCAGGGTGACTACATTGGAGGACATGCTAAAACAACAGGTTACATTGCATTCAGGTGAGCAAATCAGATTACGTACAGCTGTTGGAGAGCGTGTACATGCATTAGCGAAAAATAAAGGTGCACGTCCAGCGATGTTCAGAGCAATCTATTCAGCAATTAAAGAGCGCTATCAAGTGAGCTCATATCGTGATGTTAAACAGCATGAGTTGCAAGACGCATTGAAGTTTGTTGCTAAGTGGGGAGGTGAAACCTCATGAAACGAGGCCGCAATTTAACAGTTAACGAAAGCATTTATGTGAAAAGCTTCCGTCTGAATCCTGATAACTGGCTAATCAGCAAAAAGCAAGTGGATACGTGGACAATCGTACACCGTCTAACAGGTAAACCACGAGTAATTCCAACGCCATAGGAGGAACAGCTATGAATCTTTTAATTAATGAGCCACCATTGCAAGTGTTACCTACACTTGCAGTGGCAATTGGCTTAAACAATGCAATTGTAGTCCAACAGGTACATTACTGGTTACGTGTATCAAAGAATGAACGTGATGGTGACAAGTGGGTGTACAAAACTATTGATGAATGGCGTGAAGAGTTTCCTTTCTGGTCAAAACGCACCTTAGAACGTGTTATTCAAAACCTTGAGGATATGAAAATTCTAGCTGCTGGTAACTACAACAAACTGAAAATGGATCGTACAAAATGGTATCGGATTGATTATGAAATACTGAACAAACATTGTAATGACGCATTCCGACAAAATGGCGTGATGGAACCCGACAAAATGGCGGAATGGAACACGTCAACTTGTCAGAATGGAACCCGACAAAATGGCGTGAACGTTTCCGACAAAATGACGGTACCAATAACCAGAGAATACACAGAGACTACTACAGAGAATACACAGAGAAAAAGCAGCAGTCGCAAACGAGTTTACGACGAATCATCTGTACATTACCAATTAGCTAATAGACTCTATCAAAAAATATTGATTGATGATCCAAACTTTAAACAACCAAATATGAATACTTGGGCAGATAATATTCGCTTGATGATGGAACAGGATAGTAGAACCGTTGAACAAATCGAATATCTGATTGATTGGTCCCAAGATAATCCGTTCTGGAAGTCGAATATTCTATCGACTAAAAAACTTCGTGAAAAGGCAACCACTCTTATACTCCAAATCAAAGCTGATAAAGCGAAAGAGAGTAAAGTTAAGCCACCAAATTATAGTCGGCAAGGGCGTAAAGAGATTGTTCCTGAATGGTTCAATAATCGAAATGAGAAAGAGGATATTGAGACTACAGCTGTAGAAATGGGTCAAGAAATTGACTTTGACGAAGAACGCAAAAAAATACTCGAAATGTTAGGGAGGAAAGAGAATGCGTAGTGAATTAGTTTTTATTTTGCACTTAATGACAGGATATTCAGAGCAATATCTCGATAAATTGTCAGATGATGAGCTGAATCGTATGTATGATGCTGAAATGGAAAAAAGCTTAAATGAAAGTGCGGTGTAATTTATGGCAAACCAATTTCATGGACGAAAAATTGTTAATGCCGTAACGGAGAATGATTTAAGAAAGAAAGTAGCTGATCACGAAAAACGTCATTGGCGCTTGGTAGGCAAATTTACTAGACATCACTACAGTGGACATTGGTGTTGTGTGATGGAGAGGGAATCTAAGTTAAAGAAGGAGGTTTTACAATGAAAAAACGAACTTTAGTTGACAATCGGAATGAGCTTTTAAAGCAACAAAAGAGACTTCACAATCAGCATTGTGTTACATGTCCAAATCGAAATGATCGTAACGCAAAAAGTTGTAAAAAGTGTGATGTATTTATCCAATTTAACGAAATCGGTAAGTGCCTATTAAATCTAAATAAGTCTCCAAATTCTCCTGTCACTCATAGGAAGAGTAAAAATGATATTTTAGCAGAATCAATTACAGATTATGGAATGGTTCTTACGATAGATAGATATTTGGATTTGCAAGAAATGGGCATGAAAAACTATGAAATAGCAGAGCACTACGGCATTACAGATAAGGAATTAAACGAGTGGAAGGTATGGCAGGGGTTAACTGGGAAACGTGGTCCTATGTCTAAGAATGATTTGGCATGCAGCAGTTAAGCATCTTTGATTGTCCATTAACAGAAAAACATCATTTTCAAACACATGACAAAGTGAAGCTAAAGTTAGTTGACGAATCTACCAACATTGAAATCTATAATTATCGGAAATATTACTATGATCATCTAATCGGAAAAATAGGTACCGTAATTGAAGTTAGAGGAAATACAATAATGGTGCAAATCAGTGAAGAAATTATTCCATGTGAGGCTTGTGAATTGGAGTGGATAGCGTAGAGCTACAGGTGCAACTGTAGCCCTACAATTAAGCCCTTCGCTTAATACAACTACAGTAATTATAGCAGGAGGGGCTTATATGGGCAAACAGGCTTTAGAAGGTATGACAGATGGGGTTTATATTGTACAACAGGGCGCAATCGTAGCAGTTCTACAGCCAAAAGAGTTCGGGCAGGATTCAATCCAATGGCAGCATAAACGTGTTTTTGAGGTAAATGAAATGAAGAGTACTCGTATAGGGTCATTAAAAAAATAAATACGTTATTCATAAGGAGCGATTTTATGATTACCAAAACAACTAAACCTACTAAGAAAATTATTGGAGCAAAAACCAAGGTTGCTCTTGAAAAACAAATCAAAGTAGAGGCAAAGGTTCATTGGTATCCAATTAGTGATATTAAATTCTTTGAGTATGATCCAAGGCCATATCAAGTTCTACTACGATTCGGAAAAGGGGCAAAGAAATGAACTTAACAAAACTATTTGAAACACAAGCACAGTTGGACGAGCACATCATGCAGGAGCATCCAGAGTTGAAAGGGAAGAACAATCTTGATTGGAAGCTACTAGCCTTACAGGTTGAGCTAGGTGAATGTGCTAACGAATGGCGTGGGTTTAAAAAGTGGAGTAAGGACCAGAAGCCGAGAACGGCAGTCGTTAATCTTTGTATAACGTGCCAAGGTACAGGTGATGAGAATTACGAAACGGTCACAGAAGATGCGGAATCAGGCTGTAAACATGAATTTATGAAATGTGAAGAATGTAATGGAACAGGAGAAATCGGCTATAGAAATCCACTCCTTGAAGAATACGTTGACTGCTTGCATTTCATTTTGAGTATTGGGTTGGAAATTGAATGTACGCCAACTAATTGCGGTGCGTCGTTGACAGTTCCTAATGATATTACGAATCAATTTATGTGCCTTATGGAGGAAGCTTTTAAAATCCGACACAACTTAAGCTATAAGGATATTCATAAGAGTGCTTTGGAAACAGCGTTTTCTAATTATCGTAGAGTGCTAGGTATTTTTAAAGGTTTAGGTGAAATGCTTGGCTTCACATGGGATGAAGTAGAGGATGCTTACTATGCTAAGAATAAGATCAATCATGAGCGTCAGGAGAGTGGTTACTAATGACGGTTATGGCAGTTCCAACTAATAAATTTGAAGATTTAAAAGCGATATACGATGAATTTACAGAGGCACTTCCTATAATTTTCTTTGGCAAAGACACCTACGAACATTACGGTTTAATTCGAGTTGATGGTCAAGAAATACATGTCTATCGATGTGAAGAAGAAATGCATCAACTTTACATCACTTTAAATAGTGGAGTTACGGTATTAGTTGAAGGTGCTTATTCGGTTAACAGAAAAAAAACTATGTTTTAGAGAATACACGCTACTAGTAGGAATGACGACATTAGAAAGATTTTATACAGGAGGGTTGCATTTTATGTGTGAAAAGGTTTGCTGGACTTGTGGTCATTTTGCTTTTGGTTGCTTTGTAACAGGTGAATTCAACAATACGGTTAAGGTAGATGACACATGTGAAAAGTGGTGTCCGGAAGGTACTCAAGGAACTGTAACAGACTATGGTTACGATGATGGGAAAAATGAAGAGTGGTTAAAAGATGATATGTCTAATCTTTAATTGAACTATATTGAACAGTACCAGGAGGGATATGAATGGCTGTAGAAAACGTAATTGAGCTAACAAATATTAAAGCACACCTTATGTTCACTATTAACAATGAGCACAGTGAAGATGAAGTCTCAGTGGAAGTAGGATGTGCAGAGGATATTGAACACATAATGCAACTATTTTTCAAAGAACGATGGGAAGCACTGTTTGGTGATCTTTATGACCGTATGGAATTCGAATGGGCGACATTTAACGGGATTTCTTTTGTAAATGATGATAATAACCGAATAGGTATGCAGATTTACGGTAATTACAAGCAGGGAAGTTGCTCGTTAGATATTGATACATTAGCGGATAAAAATGCTGAGAAATTAAAAAGGATTAGAGAAATTGCAATCGAGTAAATCAATCGCAATGTTGTATTCGAAAGATATAGCGAAGCAAAAAAGGAGAGGTTGTTATGACATTTATAGTCCCATTTCAAGGTGAATTTTGCGGGCGAGTAAGAACTATTTATGCAGTAAATGAAGATAATCCTGAAAGTGTATCTGGCCATACTACAACATCAGAACGGTGTCCACATTGCAGAGAACGTCACTTCTATAGGGTTTATGAACATTATAAGGAATATGAAAAAGATGGATATTTCGTTGAAGTTTATGATTGTAAATGTGCTAGTTGCAGTCGAAGTTTTGATTTAAAGATTGAACATGAGATTGAATAAAAATTGTTCAGTTAAAACACTTGAAAGATATTGTGCGGGAGGTTAAGTGGATGGCAGAAAAACAAGAAGCATGGGTGCTCCGTTTGAAAGATGAATTCAATGACAGTGAAGATGTTCAGTACTATACAGGTAATGAAGATGAGGAGCTTACAGCAGATTTAAACGAAGCAAATATTATTTACAACAAAGATGATGCTGAAAATTGGATGAAGAAATGGGAAGAGGCTATTTTTTCTAAGTTCGGCAAAGATGCCATTTGCAATGCTGGATACACACATATGATGAAACACTTTGAATTCGTGGAAGTGGAAGTTGAGTTTCAAGAGTAATCGAAAGATTTTATTCAGTAAAGGGGAGATAAGGATGAATCAAATCCAAGTATCAGATATGGAACATGCTATTAAAAACGGAGCATTTTATTCAGACTTCAACGATTCTAATTGGAATGAGTTAGTTGAAAAGGGATACGCAACAAAACATCGTGGATGGGATGAAGATAGTGCGTATTACAAGGTAACAGCAGCTGGAAAAAAAGCATTAGAATTAACGGATTATCAAGTAGGAAAGTTATTACATTGTTTCGGTTTAGATTATTCAAAAAAACCATATAGAAATTACTACTGTTGCAATGATTTTAACGATGAGTGGGAAGATATGATTGCCAAAGGATATGCAAAAAAAGATATCCAAGAAGATGGCATTTACTATCGTGGCACTTTAAAGGCGTTAAGAAAAGTGTACAGAAGAAATATTAGTGCTAGTTATCTTGAAGCTATTTAACTGAAAGATATTGTTCAACAAATACAAATAAACAATTGGGGGTAACAAATATGAAAACAATTGATAAACAAACAATCTTAAATGTTTTAAACGGTTTAGAGGTAATCGAACAAAACGGTGGAGAAGATGCTTATATTCTTGTTAAAAATAATGCAGCTAATCACGAAAAGTTAAATGCAGTAGGTGTACCAAGTGAAGCAATTAATAAGTATGGTGACGAAGAAACATTCTGTATTTTAGCCTTAGCATTTAGTGAGGGCTATGCTAATGAATTAGAGTACAGCAAGCTAGTTCTTAGACCAGACAAGTTTGCTGTATATGATTCAACTTATAACGAATTTAACTTACATGATACTTATAAAGAGGCATTGAAGGATTATGAAGCTGCTAAGGAGTCAATCATGGAAGAGAGCTTGTCTGGAGATGAACATGTATATATTTTAGAGGTTAAAAAAGTAGCTTACATTGTTGAAGATAAGAATAGAGAAGATGATCCAGCAGAAAAAGGTTTTGACGGATGGTGCAAATGGGAAGAAACTGATTTTGATAAGTAGTGACTACTGCACAATATGAGCATTATGTAAAAAATTCTTCTTGTTAAACGGAACGTATGTTTGTATAATTAGATGAAACATATGTTCTGGGAAGGGGAATGTTAAATGGAATTTCAATCAGTATTAAAGATTATTGAAAAAGCAAAAGAGGTCCCAAGTGATAAATGTATCAATGACGAAGATCATAATTTCACCTTCATTATTCATGCTAATGAAAAGGAGTTCTCTTCATATTATTACGAATGTAAAAAATGTAAGGAAGTCGTTGTTGATAAACTAAGAAAAGATGGTAAGAACGCAATAAAAGTTTAAATTAACTTAATAATAGCCTTTACGGAAAATACCGGAGGCACTAACAGACAGGTGAATAAAGCCTGTTTTGTTGGTGCCTCTTTTTTATTAAAGGGGTGGAGAATATGAGGACAATACAAACAGAGTTGGTACAAAAGAGGTTAAGCAATGAGGCTAAAGGGCAAACGTCAAAAAGACGTCAACCTAAAAAACAGATGAGTCGAAGAGAAATAGAAGAACTAATGGGAGTCAATCGCAGTACCTACAAACGAGTAAAAGGTGCATATAGACAGAAAGGATGATAGCAGGTGAATTTTGTTCAACCAATACGTGATCCAGAATACATTCGTGCTATTAAGAAGTATTTGTTTGATTGGAATTATAGAAATTACATGCTGTTTATTCTTGGTATTAACAGTGGACTTCGTATATCAGATATTCTCCAGCTTAAAGTATCTGATACTAAGCGAGACTATTTCAATGTTATAGAGAAAAAAACAAAAAAACCTAGACGTATTGAAATGACACCACAATTAAAACGGGAATTAAAGCAGTATGTTGAGGGGAAAGAAGAATATGAATACTTATTTAAGAGCCGTGAAGGAGTTAATAAACCGATTAGTCGTAGTTCTGCCTACAAGATATTAAATAAAGCAGCAGTAGAAGTTGGCCTTGATGAAAATATAGGAACACATACTTTACGTAAAACATTTGGGTATCATTTTTACAAGCAGACAAAGGACGTTGCTTTATTACAAGAAATATTGAATCATTCATCACCTAAAATCACATTACGTTATATCGGCATAAATCAAGATCAAATGGATAAAGCAATGAAAGACTTCAGAATTTAAGTATTCTTATCAGTTCCCTTTAAAAAGAAAGTGGAGAATTGATTTTATGAATAAACCGCAAAGCCTTGTGAGTACTGGGCAAATAATATATTGGCGAGTTCAACAGAATACGCATTGAAGTGAACTGAAAGGGGCAAAAAGAGGTATGGAAATCATGAAAAATTACGCGGATTTATTACGCATTATTGATATTGTAAAAGCAGAGATTGAAATGTTAGAAGTAGACAGAGGATATTGGTTAGGTAAGAATGAACAAATGCCATTTGATTCAATTGGTGCAAAAAAATTCGGACTTGATGTTGCATCGGAGAAAACAGATCGTTTAAATGGTCGTATTTCATCATTAGAAACAAAATTAGAGCATTATCAAGCTATTGAAAAAGAGATACGTGAAAACGTGGAGAAGTTAGAAGGGTTGGAATATAGAGTTGCCAAATTACGTTTTATAGATGGTATGACTTATCAAGAGATTGCTGATGAGCTAGGCTATACACATGATCATATTCGTCGAGTTGCTAGTAAGAGTAGGAAGAAAGAAGCTTCAATAATTTGAATGCCACACCAATGCCACATTATTTATTGACAGGTTGAGATATATTCATAGATGAAGTAACAGGCAAAAACAACTAAATAGACGTTTACGGATACGTCAACACAACATAACCACATCTATAGAGGTGTGGTTTTTTATTATTTAATAGCAATTAGCACAATGAGGTGATGCCATTGAAAGTGAGAAAAATAAATCCTAGACAACAGGACTTTGCAGATTACTTTATTGAATTAGGAAACGCAGAAGAAGCCGCACTTCGAGCTGGCTACAGTAAAGCGTATGCTAGAGGTCAATCTTATAAATTGTTGGCAAATGTCGGCATAAAAACTTATATAGAAAATCGCATGGAAGAACTGAAATCAGAACGTGTTGCAAATCAACAAGAAGTATTAGAGTATTTATCGTCAATTATGCGAGGTGAACAGCAAGAAGAAGTACTTCGTGGTATTGGAGAAGGTGCACAAACGATTGATGATATTGATGTAAGTGCAAAAGACAGGATAAAGGCTGCTGAACTTCTAGGAAGACGATACGGCATGTGGACAGATAAATTAAAGCATGAAGGTGCTATTCCAATTATCATTGAGGATGATGTAAGTGAGTAAAGCAAAACGTATATCTATCCAAAAGTTAATTGGTAAAGGTTATGCTGACTACTGGAATTTTAAAGGTCGTTATCGAGTTTGTAAGGGTTCGCGTGCTTCTAAAAAGTCCAAAACTACAGCTATCTACTTTATTACTCAAATAATGAAGCATCCAGCTGCAAACCTACTTGTTATTCGTAAAACATACCGAACACTAAAAGATTCATGCTTTGCTGAATTACAGTGGGCTATTACACAACTAGATGTTGAAAAGTACTGGCAAGTGAAAGAATCACCTTTAGAGCTAACGTATTTACCTACTGGACAGAAGATTTATTTCCGTGGTCTTGATGATCCATTAAAGGTAACATCTATTACTGTTAAAACAGGTGTCTTATGTTGGATGTGGGTAGAAGAAGCCTACGAATTACTGAATGAAGATGATTTTAATATGTTGGATGAATCAATTCGTGGGTCAGCACCGGGTAATCTATTTAAACAAATTACATTAACGCTCAATCCTTGGAATGAACGCCACTGGATAAAGAAGCGTTTTTTTGATGCAAAAAAAGATGATGATATTTTAGCGAAGTCAACCAATTATTTATGTAATGAGTTCTTAGATGAAGCAGATAAGAGGGTGTTTGAGCGTATGAAACGTGATAATCCACGTCGTTACCAAGTTGCAGGATTAGGTAACTGGGGAATCGTTGATGGTCTTGTATTTGAAAATTGGATAGAGAGTGCCTTTGATAAGGACAAGCTTATTAAAGACCGTCCAAGGATAAAAGCTATGTTTGGTCTAGATTTTGGGTATACCAACGACCCTACAGCTTTCTTTGCTGCCTTAGTAGATGAAACAGCGAAAGAGATATACGTTTTTGATGAGATTTACCAAACAGGAATGAGTAACAGTATGATTTTTGAAGAAGTGAAACGCAAGGGCTATATCAAAGAGCGAATACGTGCGGATAGTGCAGAACCAAAGTCCATAGATGATTTGTATAACATGGGTATGTACAACATTAAAAAGGCACGTAAAGGTCCTGATAGTATAAATAACGGTATCCAAACTATTCAAGACTACAAAATCATTATTCATCCATCATGCGTTAATTTTTTGACAGAAATCACTAACTATACTTGGGACCAAGACAAGTTTGGTAAGAAGCTCAATAAGCCAGTTGATGACTTTAACCATCTGATGGATGCCATGAGATATGCATTAGAAGAATTAAAAGGCGATTTATTTAGCTTTGATTAGGATGTGAGTAGATGTTTGAATTTCTAGGAGAATTAACAGATCGAATGAGGTTTAAGAAGATTATAGAGACTGGAGCAAAGACGGCTATATCCAATAAGAATGTGTTGGAGAAGGAAATAAAGAAATGGCTTGATTCTCCTAAACGTAAATTAATGCAACTAGGTGAGGCCTATTATATAGGTGAACATGAGATATTGGAGCGTAAACGTGAGGTTATAGGTGATGATGGAAAATTAGTTGAAGTTGAAAATTTACCTAATAACAGGATAGTTGATAATCAATATGCAAAATTAGTAGATCAAAAGGTAAATTATCTCTTAGCAAAACCTTTAACATTTGAAACACAAGATGAAAAATATCTTGAAGAACTTAATTTGGTTTTTAACGCTAAATTCCATAGAACCTTTCGTAATCTTGGTGAGGATTCTTTAAATGGAGGCATAGCGTGGTTATATATCTTTTATGATGAACGTGGAAAATTAGCATTTAAACGTTTCCCTCCATATGAAATATTACCTTTTTGGAAGGATGCAGACCATACAGAATTAGAGTTTGCTATTCGATTGTATCCTGTTTCTGCTTATGAAGGGGATAAAGAAGTTATTATTCATAAAGTTGAAATGTACACCACTGATGGTATTAAACATTTTATTTGGCAAAATAATAGTCTTATTCCTGACGTTGAACAGATTAAGACAAATTATATATCAACTACAGATGAAGAGACTGGCGAAACATTAGTATTCAATTGGGAACGCGTTCCGTTGGTTGGCTTTAAGTATAACAATAAAGAAATACCACTCATCAAACGTGTCAAATCACTTCAAGATGGTATTAACATTATGCTTTCTGACTTTGAAAACAATATGCAAGAAAATGCACATAATACTATTCTTGTATTGGAGAACTATGATGGTCAGAACTTAGGTGAGTTTAGACGTAATCTAGCGCAATATGCTGCGGTTAAAGTTCGTAGTTCAGAAGGTTCCAGAGGGGATTTACGTACACTAACAATCGAAGTGAACGCAGATAACTATAAGGCAATCATTGCACTATTTAAAAAGGCAATGATAGAAAATGGCCGTGGATACGATGCTAAGGATGAGCGAATGAGTAATAATCCGAATCAGATGAATATTCAAAGTATGTATAGTGATATTGATTTAGATGCCAATGGAATAGAAACCGAATATCAAGCAAGCTTTGAGGATTTACTATGGTTTGTAAATGTCCATCTTGTAAATAATAAAAAAGGTGATTTTGAAGATGAACAAGTCAATGTCATATTCAATCGCGATATTTTAATCAATGAAAGTGAAGCCATAAAGAATGCAGTTGATTCCATGCCTATCTTATCGATGGAAAGTATTATTGCACAACATCCTTGGACAAAAAATCCTCAACTTGAAATGGATCGTAAAGAAAAAGAGCGTCAAAAGGAGCAGCAAGAATACGATGATTATCGAAATAAATTTCCAAATCAATTGGTAGGTGGTAAAACAGATGGCCAAGAGTAGAAGTTATTGGCAGAAACGTTTTGAAATGCTTTCAAATGCAGAAATGAGCAAAGGTGAAGCTTATTACAAGGATTTAGAACGTATTTACAAAGAAACGCTAAAAGCTATCGAAAAAGACATAACATATTGGTATCTTCGATTTGCGGATAATAATGAAATTACATTTACCGAAGCTAAAAAGTGGATTAAAGGTGCTGATTTAGAAGAGTTCAAGTGGGATGTCCATGAGTATATTCGACGAGGTGAGGAATACTGCATCAATGCAGCTTGGGCAAAGGAATTAGAAAATGCTTCTGCACGCGTTCATATATCCAGATTAGAAGCTATAAAATTACAGACTCAACAACATATTGAAGCCCTGTATGGTAGCCAAATTGAAGGAGTAGAACGGTTAGCAAAAGAGGTATACCATTCAGCTTATTACCATACAGCTTTTGAAGTACAAGCTGGATATGGGGTAGGTTATAGTTTGCATTCTATTGATGCTAATCAATTAAAGTTAATGGTGTCAAAACCTTGGACAACAGATGGAGCAACCTTTAGTACTCGTATATGGCGCGCTAAGGATGAATTAGTAAACGTACTACACAGAGAACTTACACAAGCAACTATCCGTGGTGAATCCCTCAATAACTTAATTGCGAAAATAAGTAAACAATTTGATGTTTCTACTAAGAAAGCTGGTCGTCTAGTAATGACGGAATCAGCTTTTTTTGCGTCTGCTGGACAACAACAGGCTTATAAGAATTTAGGTGTAGAACAATTTGAAATTGTATCAGCATTAGATCATCGTACAAGTGCTATTTGTAGACAGTTAGATGGGAAGGTATTGCCTATGAGTGACTATGCACCAGGTATTACAGCACCACCATTTCATGCTTGGTGTAGGACAGTTACAGTTCCTTACTTTGATGATAATTATGGAGAACGAGCAGCGAGTAGAGGGAATAGTAGTGATCCTGATGATGTTTATTATATTCCTTCTAATATGAAATATGAAGATTGGTTCCGTGTTTATGGTGTTAAGCAAAAATAAATCTTGAGTTTAATTCGTCAAATGCTCAAACAGACGTAAAAAAGCTAATAGAGCAAACACTCTATCGTGCGTACTACGAGAATGCGAAATGGAGGAATAAAGATGACTAAAGAACAATTAATGGCATTAGGATTAAGTGAAGAACAAGCAACAAAGATTATTGAAGGTTTTGGAACAATGATTCCGAAGAGTCGTTTTGATGAGGTAAACGATGCCAAGAAGCAACTAGAAAAGGATGTTGCTGATCGAGACGAACAATTAGAAGAACTAAAAAAATCTGCTAGTGCCAGTGAGGAGCTTAAAGCAGAGATTGAAAAATTACAAGGTGAAAATACAGCTACAAAAGAAAAATATGAGGCCGAGGTTAAGCAATTAAAACTCTCTAGTGCTGTTGAACGTGCTCTAACTGGTGCTAAAGCAAAGAATATCAAAGCCGTTAAAGCATTGTTAGATTTAGAGAATGCAGAATTAGAAGGTGAAGATGTAAAAGGCTTAGCAGATCAAATTAAAGCATTACAAGAAGGAGAAGATTCTAAATTCCTTTTTGAAAGCACTACAAACAGTAGACAGCAACAATATAGAGGCTTTAAGCCCGGGGAAAAAGGTGAAAGAGGTGGACAGGAAACAGCACCAACCTCATTAGCTGATGCTGTACAGTCTCATTTCTCACAAAATTAATAAATATGAAAAGGTGGTAATTTTAATGGCAGTAACATTAGCTCAAGCCAAGTTAAAAGTTCAAGATGATTTGCAGATGGGTGTTATCGATGAATTTGCGAAATCGAATTTCCTGTTCAACGCCCTAACATTCGATGATGTTGTTTCTCCTACAGGTGGAGGTGCAACCCTTACTTATGGATATACTCGTTTGAAAACACAACCAACAGCTGCATTCCGTGCGGTTAACAGCGAATACACTTCAAGTGAAGTAGAGAAAGAACGTATCACTACGGATTTAGCTGTATTCGGTGGTTCGTTCAAAATTGACCGTATTATTGCTAATATGGGTGGGATAGTAGATGAAGTTACACTTCAAATGCAACAAAAAATTAAGGCTGCATCTGCTTTATTCAACGATACTGTTATTAATGGAGATACAGGCATTGAAGCTAATGGTTTCGATGGTTTAGAAAAGGCTTTGACAGGTTCATCAACAGAGTACGAACCATCATCCGTTATCGATTTATCTACATCTGATTTAGTAACAACAAACTATGCTAGATTCCTTGATGAATTAGATGAATTTCTTATGGGCTTAGATGGTAAGCCAAACTTTATTGGTGGTAACTTGAAACTAATTGCTAAGATTCGAGCAGCTGCTAGACGTGCTGGCATGTATCAGATTACTCAAAATGAATTCGGACAAAATGTTGAATCATATAATGGCATTCCATTAGTGGACTTTGGGGCAAAGCCTGGATCAAATGCCAATGTGGTTGATATTGAAGCAGATGGTACGACTTCATTGTATGTGGCGCGTCTAGGATTAGATGGTTTCCATGCTATTTCAATGGCAGGTCAATCACCAGTCAATACATGGCTACCTGACTACAAAACAGCAGGTGCGGTTAAAACAGGCGAGGTAGAAATGGTTGCTGGTGTGGCATTGAAAGCTACAAAGGCAGCAGGTGTTATGCGTAAAATTAAAGTGCAATAAGGGAGGGCTTTTCATGGCAAAGATTTATGCTCCTAATAAGGCGTACAATGGTATTACAGCCACTGTGCGCTTTATTAATGGCGAAGGCGAGACAGAAAATCCAAAGTTACTTAAATGGTTTACTCGTAAGGGATACCACGTTGACGAAGTAAAAGATGAAGAGTCACCACAGGCGGAAATTAACACTATCTCCGAAGAAACAACTGAAAGTATTTCTGAACAAGAAACAGCTGCTGAATCAACTAATAAATACGATGGATTAAATGTTGATGAATTAAAAGACATAGCAAAAAAACATAAAATTAAAGGTTACAGTTCTATGCTTCGACCTCAATTGATTGAAGCTTTACAAGAGATAGAAAGTGAGTGAGTAATATGAATGAAGATGTGAAATCTCGTTTGAATTCACTCGGTATCAGTATTTCCAGTGAACCTAACAGTCCTGATGAAATGATGCTGTTTTTTTGTATCAATAAAGTAACAAACCACATTAATAATCAAACAAATCTATCTGAAATTCCCCTAGGACTCCATGAAATTGCAGTGGATATGGTCGTTGGGGAATTTTTATATGCTAAGAAGTCAATGGGTGCCCTATCTATAGACACTTTAGATTTTGATTTGATTTCTAAACAGGTACAAGATGGCGATACCAATACTGTATTTGCTATTGAAGCAGATACTACTCCAGAAGCTCAATTTAATGCCTTTGTAGAGTATTTACGTCACGACAAAACTGATTTTATAAAATACAGGGTACTGACATGGTAAGTGCAAGACGCAAGGCATTGGAACGGCTTTGGAGGGGCAATTGCACAGTTAAGGTGTGGAAAGAAGTAGAAGACCCAATAACCCATGTCACAACGCATAAAGAAGTAGCACTGTATGAGGATGACCTTAAATGTAAGTTGTCTCATGAAAAGTTAACGAGCGCTTCAACAAATGGTGGGCCAGCAAAAATATCTGAACAAATCAAGTTATCCTTAGGTAACGAATTTGAAATACCTGCTGGATGTAAAATTATCGTGACACAAGATAATGTAACAGAAGAATACACTCGTTCGGGCAAACCTGGTATCTTTATGGATCATCAAGAAATTGTCCTAGAGTTATTTAAGGAGTACGCATAATGAGCGTTAATTACCAACAGTTAAAAAGATTTGAGCGAAAGTTAGCTAAATTAGCAAGTGCTGATTATCAAAAGTTTTGCGAAGCATGCGCTAAAGAACTAGCAGCTAGATTATTGGCTAAAGTAATTAAACGTACACCAGTTGATGACGGTGTTTTAAGACGTGGATGGACTTCTAAAAGTGAACAAGAAGCTAGAGATGGTGGTAAAAAAAGTGCTGTAAGTTTCGCCGAAGAATTAAGTATTAAAGCTGTTGGAAATATGTATGAGATTGAGATTATTAATCCAGTTTCATACTCATCTTACGTTGAATTTGGACACCGTTTGCAAGGCAATATTGGGTGGGTTAATGGCCGATTCATGATGACGATTTCGGCAGACGAGCTTGAACAACAGGCACCTAACATCTTAGAAAAGAAATTGTTTACCATGTTAAAGGAGGTTTTCGATGGAAATTAATGATATTCAGAATGCAATATCAGTTAAGCTCCACGAAGCTTTCGGAGCAGATTACAAAAAATATATAGATGAAGTACCGCAGGGGTTCGTGACTCCTGCTTTTTTTATTCAATTTTTAAACCTAGAGCAGATCAGACAAATTGGTAAACGGTGGAAAGTAACAACATTATTTGATGTTCAATATTTCCCGAAAAACGGCTTGTCAGAGGCGTCTAATATGACTTTTAAAATACAACAAGCAATTAAAGAAATAACGCTGTTAAATGGCTCTCTAATGCTTGGTACAGGAGCAAATAGCGAAGTTGTTGACGGTATTGGACATAACTTTATTCATTTTAATTTCTTCTTACAAGAGATTGAAGCAAAAGTATTCATGGGGTCATTGGATTACTATTTAAACAAAGAAAGGGTGGTATCAGTTGGCGAAAGCGATTGGTGAAAAAGTTGAGCCAGTAGCTAGGGAAGATGTCAAAAAAGTCATTACATCTAAGCTACCACAATTCACAAAAGTACAACTTGTTAAAAGCCAGAAATACTATCATCGCCGTGATGCACTCAATGCGTTATTAGAGGATGGTAAAGAATATTCATTTGTTCAGGTGGATGAAATCTTAAATAAATTCGATAAAGGAGGTAAATGATGTGGCATTAGGTGGAGGACCATTTTTAACACAAAATAAAGTACTACCTGGTACGTACCAGAATTTCATTAGTGCGGCACGAGCTTTTGTGAACTTATCTGATCGCGGTTATGTCGGTTTACCAATCCCATTAGATTGGGGAGTTGATGGTGATGTGTTCGCTGTAACACAAGAAGATTTACAAAAAGACTCTCGTAAAATCTTTGGCTATGAATTTACGGACCCTAAATTGAAGGGTATTCGGGATGTATTCAAAAACGCTATCACAGTTTACTTCTACAAACTCGCAGTAGATGCAGTAGCAGCTACAAATGATTTTGCTACAGCCAAGTACAAAGGGGTGCGAGGAAATGACATTACGATTGTAATCCAGTCTAATGTTGATGAGCCAGCAAAATTCGATGTTAAAACATTACTAGCAAATGTGGTGGTTGACGAACAAATTGCTGTTAGTGCTGCTAAAGATTTAGTCTCAAATGATTTTGTTGGATTCAAGACAAATGCAGAATTGACAGCTACAGCTGGTACACCATTAGTTGGAGGTTCTAATGGTTCGGACATTACTGGTGGAGCACATCAAGAGGCACTGGATGCTTTAGAAGCTTATGGTTTCAATACTCTTGGCTGTTTATCTTCTGAAAGCTCAATTAAATCACTGTATGTAGAGTATACAAAACGCATCCGTGACCAAGTGGGAGGTAAGTTCCAATTGGTAGGACATAAGCTTGGTACTACAGACCATGAAGGTATTATTGATGTACAAAATGATGCTATTGGTTCTGATGAAGAGGTGTTTGGTGCAGTTTATTGGGGTGTAGGAGCACAAGCTGGAGTGGCCGTGAATCGCTCAAATACAAACAAACGATACGATGGTGAATTTACACTCGATATGACTGAAACAAAGACACAATCTCAACTTTCAACATTATTAAAGAGTGGTAAATATGTATTCCATCGTGTAGGGGATGAAATTCGTGTGCTTGAAGATGTAAATACATTTACATCATTTACAGTTGATAAAAATGAGGATTTCAATATGAATCAAGTTATTCGTGTGCTAGATCAACTAGCAATCGATACAGCACAATTGTTCAACAATCGTTATTTGGGTCAAGTGCCGAATGATCAAGATGGCCGTATCTCGTTATGGAAGGATATTGGAGCGCATCGTATGGAAATGCAACGTATTCGGGCTATCCAAAATTACAATAAAGACGAACTAACTGTGGCGCAAGGCAATTCAAAGAAAGCCGTTGTAGTAAACGAGGTTGTGATTCCTACTGTTGCGATGTCACAACTCTATATTACAACAACCGTAGCATAAAGGAGGGAATACAATTGAAAGTAAACAAGATTTCAAGAGAGGCAATGGCCACTGATTTATTACAAGACTTTTTACAAACAAAAAAGCAACCTAAAAGTCTCTTACCTTTGAATCTCCAATATTTTGCAGAGGCTACTATGCATGCTCGTAATGCTATTCATGGGGCCCAAGGTGTCGCGTATGTAATTATTGAAGGAAATCGGTATAAATTCGCTCAATTAATAAACTTGGAAGCTCGTATGGATAAGACTAAAACAAAAGTACCTATCATGGGCAAAACAGGTAAGGGGAATAAATCGACAGGATGGGAAGGTACAGGATCAGCAACATTTCACTTTAATACATCAATTTTCCGCAAGCTATTAAAACGTTACAAAGAAACTGGTGAGGATATTTATTTTGATATCCAAGTTACTAATGAAGATGGTTCTTCTACAGTAGGTCGCCAAACGACTATCCTTATCGATTGTAATATGGATGGTGGAATCATTGCAGCATTGGATGCTGATGCGGAATATCTAGAGGATTCAGTTGACTTTACTTTTGAGGATTGGGATATGCCAGAAGAATTTGAAACACTACAAGAGATGTTATAAAAAATTGAGCTCACTATGTGGGCTCTTATTTATTTAGGAGGAAGTCAATATGGCTAATCTAAAAGTAAGTGATGCAGTCACTACTGAAGATAAATTCGAAGAGATTTATAGAAATATAGGTAATCATTTTATTAATAATGCTGAACGTCTTGCTAAAAATGTAGTTGATTCAACTACAAATGTAGATATTATTATCAAATTAGAGCCCAACAGCATTGTAACGATTGATATTTCCCAAAGTGAAATTTTAAGAAGACAAGAAGTGTCTGTATTTCAGAATACAGATATAAGTGACACAATTGATCGAATTGTTGAAAATATGGAGAAAAAAATGGAGGAATTAAAGAATGTCTAACCTACAAGCATTTTTCGCACACAATAAAAAACAAAACGGAAATATTAAGAGAGCTGTTTCTAAAAGTTTTGTGGATGAACAAGGGAAACCTATTGAATGGGAGTTTGCGCCAGTTACGCCAGAGCGTGATGCTGAATTAAAGTCTGAATGTACAAAACGTTCTATGATTACACAAGGAAAACGTAAAGGACAATTTAACACGGACTTTGACCATTTTAAATACCAACGTTTATTAACAGTTGAATCTATTGTATTTCCAAATCTAAATGACAAAGAGTTACAAGATTCTTATAAAGCAATGGGTGCAGATGAACTACTTGGTAAGATGCTGACAATTGGTGAAATTGCAGATGCATCAGCTGCGGCACAAGAAGCTAATGGTTATGAAGCTGATTTGGAGGATTTGGTTGAAGAAGTAAAAAACTAATTGAGGACGGAGATGGTGACGCTAATATCATGCATTGGTGGGTCCATAAAATGCATCGCCTACCGTCTGAATATATGTCTCTATCGCTAGCAGATAAGGCTTGTATTATTGCTTCGCTACAGATCAAGATTGAAGAAGATAAAAAGCAAGAGCGTGAAGCAAAACGAGGTTCCAAAAAAGGAAAGAAGCGATAGGAACGAGTTATTTATGCTAAATAGCTATAGTGAAATCCCTCTGTGTTATGTATATTTGTGTAGGAGGAGGGATGAAAAATGGCTCAAAATAAAGTAATAGCCGGTGAGTATGCAGGAAGTTTTGTCATGGGTTTTGTAACACCAGGTATATATCCTAACCCAAAAAAACCACCAATTGAGCTTTCAAAAGAGAATATTTTAAATTACGAGGTAGTAACCGAAGAGCATCGTAAAAGTGCTGCTTCAGGAATTACAAGAGGTTTAGTTGGTGGAGTTTTATTAGGACCAGTAGGTTTACTAGCGAGCCTTACTGCGAAAACCAAAGGTACTCATGTAATTGCAATAGAATTTCATGATGGCAATAAAAGTCTTATTGAAATTGATGAAAAGATTTACAAAGCCTTTATACAGAAAATGTTTTAATTATGTTCAAAAGAATCATTTCAATTTTCTCTAATGCCAAAGATGTAAATAGTAAAGAACCTTATGATTGCGTGGTATCAAATGAATATTATGAAATTGTAACAAGGCATATCGCTGGTAGTAAATATAGTAGCATCTCTAATGATGAAGAGATATTTATAAAAAATCTACTTTTGAAACTTCATCAAAATAATTTGAAGCCCGTAATTTTAGAAAGAATGAGTACCAAAGCTATATCAGTTAGTTTTTACAACTATCCAATAGGTAAGATAAAATTACAAGGAACAAAAACATGGATGCAAATCCTATCAATACATGATCAAAATAAAATTGAAAATGCTTCATTAGAAGAATATATAGAGTCTATTGATTTATGGATTGCTCATATCAAAAAAATAAATAAATGATTAACAAAGATACGTTTTTAAGAACGTATCTTTTTTATTGGGGGGATGTAAATGGCTACAATCCGAACTGCAATTCAAATTGAAGATCGTTTAAGCCAACCAATTCGAGCTATGCATAATGCTATTTCAATGATGGTTAACCAAATGGAACATATGAATGTAGCTTCTGGCGATATGTTCGATAGTTCCTCTATTGAGTTGATGCGAAGAAATTTAGCTACTGCAGCAAATTCGATGAATCAGATCGAACAAGAAATTCATGCTGCTAATAATGCGCAAGGAGGGCTGAACAACCGCATACGCGATGGGACAGATGCGATGAGTGGTTTACTTAGTAAAGTAATGGCTTTAATTGGCGCTTATTTATCTTTGCAAGGTTTGGGTAAAGTAATTGAGATTTCTGATGAGTTAACAAATACCAAAGCACGTGTACAACTATTGGTAGAGGAAATGCCTATTATCCCTGATCAATTAGCTAAAGTTGATTTTGGACTAGGTGATATGAGCGATATAGAACTCGCGCAACAGATGATTCATGACGCTGCTCAACGCTCGTATTCATCATTTAAAGATACTGCTGACATGGTTTCGAGAATCGGTACCAATGCTCGTGATTCATTCAGTAACTTGGGCGAGGTAGTAGCATTTACTGAACTTGTACAAAAACAATTCGGTATTGCAGGGGCAAGTGCTGTAGAAGCGAGTAATGCAACTATTCAGTTATCACAAGCTTTAGCCAGTGGTGTGCTACGTGGTGATGAATTGAACTCGATCTTTGAACAAGCGCCAAACTTAATATCTACAATCGCAGACTACATGGGTGAACCTTTAGGGGCGATTCGTGATTTGGCGGCTGACGGAATGATTACAGCTGACATCGTAAAAAATGCAATGTTTGCGGCTACAGATGAAATCAATAAAAAGTTTGACAGTATGCCAGTAACATGGTCACAAATGTGGACTTATTTTCAAAATGAAGCCTTGCGAGCGTTTGGTCCAATGTTAAAACAAATAAATAATGTTGCAAATAGTGAGCGATTTAAGGAATTTGTTTCTAGTGCAACAGAAGCTTTAGGAAATCTAGCAACTGTAGCTACTTTTGCTTTGGAAATTCTTACAACTGGAGTAGGGTTTTTATATGATCATTGGTCAATAATAGGTCCAATAATAGGAACCGTAACTACAGCTATTATCGGTTACGTTGCTGCTTTAGTTTTAGCTAAAAGTGTAACTATGGCTGTGGCATTTTGGGAAGGAATTTTAGCGTTACGTACAGCTGGACAAGCAGCTGCTACTATGATGGCTACTGGTGCTACATTTGCTCAAACAGCAGCTCAACATGGCCTTAATGCCGCGTTATATGCTAGTCCTTTAACATGGATAATACTCTTAATAATTGCATTAGTAGGCGTCTTGTATTTAGCTGTAGGTGTGGTAAATCACTTCGCTGGAACATCTATCAGCGCAACAGGCATTATCGCTGGAGCATTTATGGTCCTTGGTTCCACAATTTTTAATGTGATAGCTTATCTGTGGAATATGTGGGCTTCTTATGCAGAATTTTTTGTAAATGTATGGAAACACCCTATGTATTCTGTAAAAAGATTGTTTTATAATCTGGCATCAAATGTATTAGATTCTATAATTTCAATGACAAGTGGTTGGGATAATTTTGCAACAAATTTCGTCAACGCAATCGTCAGTGCGGTAAATGGCGCTATTAAAGCTTGGAATTGGTTTGTCGATTTATTACCATCCGATATTGCTGCAAAAATTGGTATTGGAAAAGGTAGCGAAATCGCTCATACAACGTCTATTACAAGTGATTTAAAAGGTCTCAAAGGTGCATTAGGAGATTGGGTTGGTGAAGCCCCTGCTGATTACTGGGAAGCTCCTAAAATGGAGATGAAATCACTAGGCGCTGCTTGGGATACAGGTTACAACTGGGGTGCTGATCTCTTTAATTTTGACAAAGGCAATACAGGTGGTAATACAGATGCACTTATGAAGTCAATTAACGATTCGCTAGGATTAGGGGACAAACTTGATAAAGGCAATGAGGCAGGCAAGAAAACAGCTGACAATACGAAGAAGGCAGCTGATGGTATTAAAATGATGAATGAGGATTTAAAATACCTTCGTGACATTGCTGAACGTGAAGCAATCAATCGATATACAACAGCCGAAATCAAAGTCGATATGAAAAACGAAAACCACATTAACAGCGATCTGGACATTGATGGAGTTATCGATAAATTTGGTGAACGTGTAGAGGAAGTTGCTGAAATGCTAGCAGAAGGAGGGCCAACAGAAGATGTATAACTTTTTTGTAGATGGTGTACAGTTTCCTGTTGCGCCTGCTGAATTGTCTACGAAGATTAATGGTAGAAACGAAACCATCGTATTGATGAACGAAGGCGAAGTCAACATAATAAAGAAAACTGGACTAACGGATATTGAGTTTGAGGTATTACTCCCAAACATCAAATATCCGTTTTCTGTTTATCCGAATGGTTTTCAGCCAGCTACCTACTACCTCGAAAAACTAGAAAAGCTGAAAGTTGATGACAAGCCATTTCAGTTTATTGTCAATCGCGTGATGCCTAACGGTAACTTGCTTTTCGATACCAATATGACCGTATCACTTGAAGAATACGAAATACTAGAATCGGCTGAAAACGGCTTTGATGTCAATGTACGAATCAAATTAAAACAGTACAAAGCTTACGGGAATAAAAAGATCAATTTGAAAACTGCTACAAAAGCCAGTAATTCAACGAGTACTACTAAGACAGCAACTAAAGCTGTAGTAGAGCAAAAACGGCCAACAACAGGTAAGACGACACCCAAAACTCATACCGTAAAAGATGGAGAAACACTATGGGCCATTGCCAAGAAGTATTTAGGTGATGGCTCGAAGTATACCGAGCTAGCAAAAATCAATAACATCAGTAATCCAAGCGTCATTAAAGCAGGGCAGGTGATCAAACTTGGCTAAATCAAAACTATATATCATGAGTAGAGGGCAACTATACGAATGTGCTGTAGAGGAAGGGATTGAGTGGGAAACACATCGAAAAGGCACACCAGGTAAGTTGACATTCAAAGTAGTTAAGGATGAAGTACTTAACTTCCATGAAGGTGACGCAGTACGCTTTGAATATGACGGCCATAAGATATTTTACGGTTTTGTCTTTACCAAGAAACGAACAAATAACAGGGTTATCACTGTTACCTGCTATGATCAGCTGCGCTACTTTAAAAATAAAGACACTTATGTATATTCCAAAAAAACGGCTGCTCAAGTACTTCAAATGATTGCGAAAGATTTTAGATTAAAGACAGGTACTGTAGATAATACAAAGCATGTCATCCCTTCGATGGTCGAAGATAATCAAGAGTTGTTTACTATCATGGCTAATGCTCTAGCTGAAACAACTCTTCACACAAAAAGTTTATATGTACTCTATGATGACTTTGGGTCACTCAATTTACGAGAAGCCAAGACGTTAAAAACTGATTTGCTGATTGATGAGAGCACAGGGGAGTCATTTGAGTACACGACTTCCATAGACGAAAATACGTACAATAAAATTAAGCTGATACGTGAAGATAAGAAGAAAGGTAAACGTGAAATTTATATCGCTCAAGATAGTAGCAAAATCAACGAGTGGGGCGTGTTACAACTCACGGAAAAGCTAGGTGAAAAGGATAACGCTAAAGCAAAAGCAGATGGGATGTTACAGCTTTATAACCGTAAATCTAGGAAACTCCACATTAATAAAGTATTCGGTGTACCAACTGTTCGCGGTGGCAGCCAAGTAGCTGTCCAATTGTATGTTGGTGATTTGACTGTAGCAAATTTCATGATGGTTGAATCAGTGAAACATATTTTCAAAGAATCCGATCATCGAATGGATTTGAAGTTAATAGGCGGTGATTTCATTGCGTAGTATGGAGGATATTTTAAAGGAAATTCAAAAACTAGTCCTTGGGGTCATTAATGCTCAAAAGCTCTCTACGGTTGTATATGGCACCGTGTTAAGCGTAAGTCCATTAGAAGTTCAAGTGGACCAAAAACTTACTTTAAAAGAGGAGCAACTAAAGCTTACTCGTTCTGTGATGGATTATGAAGTAGAAATGACTGTAGATCATGTCACAGAAGTTCGTTCTGGCGGTTCAGGTGAAGCGTCATACGAAGCGCACAATCATGATTACAAAGGGCGAAAAAAATTCTTAATCCACAATGGACTAATTGCAGGTGATAGGGTGACGATGATTCGTGCTCATGGTGGTCAACAATTTTTAATCATAGACAAAGAGGTGGTTGGATGATTCCGCAAAATAACTTTGAAGAAGAAATAACAGCTGATTTTGAAGAGGTCGTTCAACCATCTCGTACTTACAAATTAGACTTGGAAAGAAAGCGCATCGTTGGGTATGCAGATGGACGAGAAGCCATTGAACAGGCTATATATAAAGCATTAAGTACTGAGCGATATGAACATTTAATTTACACATGGAACTATGGAGCTGAAATAGCAAAATTGTTTGGTCAACCTATTCCTTATGTATACAGTGAATTAAAAAGACTTATAACCGAAGCGTTAACACACGATGATCGTATCGAAAGTGTTGATGCTTTTTCTTTTAGTCATGTAAAGAATAAAGTGCATGTGCAATTTATAGCTCATACGATAGCAGGTGAAATTGAAATTACAAAAGAGGTGGTGGTTTCATAATGTTTGAGCATCAAAGCTTCGAAGTGATTGTTGAACGTATGTTAGAGCGAATCAGTAATGATGTAGACAAACGCGAAGGTGCCATTATCTATGATGCAGGAGCAATGACAGCGAAAGAACTTCAAGAGATGTATATTGCATTGGACAGTATTATCTTAGAGACATTTCCTGAAACAGCATCGCGTCCAAATTTAATAAGACGAGCAGAAGAATACGGTGTCTACCCTTATGAAGCAACCAATGCCATATTAAAAGGTGTTTTCAGCAAAGATATTCCTATTGGGTCTCGATTTTCTCTTGGTGAATTAGATTATATAGCCATTCAACGGATAGCACCAAAGGAATATGAAATGCGATGTGAAACGGTAGGAGTGATTGGTAACACTCAATTCGGTGCCTTAATTCCAATCGAATACATCGATGGTCTTGAGACAGCAGAACTAACAGAGCTACTCATTCCTGGTGAAGATGAAGAACCTACGGAGGATTTCCGTAGACGTTTTTTCCTCACTCGTAAGCAAATACCGTATGGTGGCAATCGAGATGATTATATTCAAAAAGTTATGAGCATTCATGGTGTTGGAGGCGTCAAGCCTTATCGTACTCCAGCAGGTGGAGGAACAGTTGGGATAACCATTATTGATTCTGATTTTAACCCTCCAACAACCTCATTAATTGAGGAAGTACAAACTATATTAGATCCAGTTGTAAATAGTGGAGAGGGGTTAGGTGTTGCTCCATACGGTCATCGGGTAACGGTGAGTGGAATTGAAACTGTCACTATTGATATTTCCTTAAAACTAGTCATTTCCAATGTAACGTTAGGGCAGCTACAGAGTGAAGTGGAAGATACGATTAATGATTATTTTTTTTCACTCAGAAAAGAATGGCAAAACACCAACTTCATAATTATTAGGCAGCTGCAAATTGAATCAAGGTTACTAGATATCGTTGGGATCAGTGATGTACTAGAATCAACGATTAATGGACAGGACAGCAATTTTAATCTAGCTCACAATCACGTACCAGTCTTAGGGACGGTGATTTTAGATGCTTGATAATCGAGTCGCAAGAAATTTGCCAGATATTTATGATGGCATTAAAGAAACAGATGAACTTACAGAGACAGTAGCCGTTGAATTAGATGAATTAGACTACGCCCGAAAACGAGTAGAAGTTGAACAATTTATCATGACAGCCAGTGAAAAATTCATACGAATGCGTGAGCGAGGATATGACATACGGGCTGATCCAACGGTAGAAACGTTGGATTTTCGTAGACGTAGAATCATAGCAAGACAATCAACTAGGCTGCCAATTACTCAACGCAAAGTACATGAAATACTAACGGAACTAGTTGGTCATTCTAATTTTGAAGAGCATTTAGATGTAGAAAACTGCACAGCAACATTTACATTTGAAGCTACCGATACCATGTTGAACCGTGAAATTGATCTTACACTAGAGCGAATTATTCCTTTAAATATGGGATTAAAAGTGGCAAGGCGTTTATTGACTAAATTATATTTACCAAGCTATCTAGCGACAGGTTCAGAAATCACGCTGCATCCAATGAATATCGGAAAGATTGAAACAGAAACAAGAAGTAATAACTTGGTTGGTGTTAAAACGGCATCAACAATCACCATTACACCACTATAGAAAAGGAGTGATAGGATGGCACAATATGGAACTATAATCACAAACATTGGGTTGGCACAAATTGCTAATGCTCAAATTACACAGACGAAGGTGGGGTTAGAGTACATTGCACTAGGCGATGGAAATGGTGCTCACTATGTACCAAAACAAAACCAAACAGCTTTAGTACACGAAGTTTGGAGAGGTTCAATTGCTGAACTATCAATCGATCCAACTAACAGCAATCGTATTATTATTGATGCAGTTATTCCAGTAACTGCAGGTGGTTTTACGATTCGTGAGATTGGTATTTTTGACGATAAAAATAACTTGATAGCCATTGGACAATATCCAGAGAAATATAAACCTCAGTTAAGTGAGGGCGTGTCGGAGGAAACATTAATTCATTTTGTTATTGAAACAAATAATGCTGATGTCGTAAAACTAACGATTGATCCTACAGTTATTATTGCTTCACGTAATTATGTTGATGGAAAAGTGGCTCAGGTGCAAACTGCACTTACTGAACATTCGGGACAAATTGCAACAACTGAAAAGTTGGGACATATTAAACCTGACGGCTTTTCAATAGAAGTAGATCCTGTTACAGGTGTTGCGAGTTCTCACAGAATCGTACAAAAATACAATACTGGTCATTTAAATGACTTAATAAAAAGTGGTTCGTATTCTTCAAAAGGTGCAACTGTAGATAGAGGATTCCCAAGGGACGTTAATGACACTCACGAAACATTAATTGAAGTATTTAAAACTGGTGAAGGGTGGGTATTACAACGCTTTACTTGGTGGGATAACTCCAGTACAAATATATACGAACGAGGGAAATTCTTGAATATTTGGGGTTCTTGGTACACCCTGCCGTCTAGATTAACTTCTTCGTTAACATCCAGTTCTGAAATAATAGCAGCATCAGCAAATGCTGTTAAACAATTGAATGATAGTAAGGCTAATAAAGCTCAAGAGAATTGGATAACTGGGACACCTGCAGGGGCTTGGAGAAATGCTAATCCAGAGTTTCCGTTACAATATCGAAAAGATGAATTTGGCATAGTTCATTTGAGGGGTGTATTAACAGGAGGGACAGCGGGTAACTCTTGCTTCCAATTACCTGAAGGATATAGGGCGCAATCTGGTGAGCTAATTATTCCAGTAATCGCAGTTAGTGGCGCTACGTTAAGGGGCATAACCTTTATGAAAATAGGTACAGGTGGATGGGCTAATTTATCTACTGGCTTTGCCTCAGATACCTTTTATTATTTTGATAGTACAATAAAAGTAATTTTATAAGGTGGTATGATTAATGTTGAAACAAGTTTACGAAGTGGATTCAAAAGGATTTATAAAAGAAATCCATGTTTCTAGTGTTGAAGAAAACGGGATCATATTAGAAGAAAGTAAACGGGATTTTATTTCAGTTGACCCATTGGATATATTGTTTTCCCCACAATGGAACGGAACAGAGTGGGTAGAAGGTGAAACAGCAGAAGAAAGAGCTGAACGTGAAGCGCAACAATTGCTTGAATCATTAAAGCCTTCTCCTGAGGAAATTGCTGATGCAGAGCTGGAAATAAAAATTGTTACAATGCTCACTGAATTGGAGGTTATACAATGAGTGATAAACATTTAGAAGGATTAACTTTAGTTCAAAAACGACTTGTTAAAGCCTATGCAACTACTGTATTGGGAGAAGTACGTACAGTTGAAGATGTTAAACCTGAAGAATTACAACCTTATGTTGAACTAGAAATATCTGAACGTGAAATTACTGTTCTAGCAAGTGAATAATCGTTCCATATTGTTCAGTACTGTTAAATATATCTTTTATTCATCCATGATCATCTAAGGATGGCAATTTTTATACAACAAGTCTTAAGTAATGCACTGTGCCGAGCAGTGCTATTTTTTATGTTGAGGTGAGGGCAGTGGAGCTTTTAGTAATAACAGGGGCAGGGATAGCTGAAAAAGTGGCCAATAGTTCAAATCCGTGGATTTACTTGTCAATCATATTAATAATCGCGGTTTTGATTGCTGGACGTTACATTTTCAATTATTTAATACAACTAGATCAATCGCATCGTGACGAATCAAAAGAACGGGAAAAAGCATTAATGACACACTTAGAACGTTCCAATGAATCTCAAGAAAGGACAGCAAATGCATTAGAAGGAATTCATTCAAGTCTTTCAACATTAGAGGGTCGAGTTGACCGTATTGAAAAACATACTTATAACAAGGAGAGTGCGTAAAATGGATTTAACAAACATTTTTTTGATTGCAATGATGATGGTCGCAATTGTCTTAGCAGTCGCAGAGGTACTTAAAAAGACGTTTAATTTGAATACACAATACATGCCAATCACATCAGTAGTGATTGGTATTTTTATTGGTTTAGTTTTATGGCCGTTAGCCGATTATCCAATGTATGTTATGTTGATTTCTGGCTTTATAGCAGGACTAACAGCGTCAGGCACATTTGATTTACTAAAGGCGGCTAAAAAAGAAGGTGAGCAATAATGACAAGCGTAACAACTACATGTCGTGATTTAAACGAATTAACAGCAGCAGCACAAACAGCCTGCCGACTACTTTTCCAAGAATGCTACAAGGCTGGTATCGACTTTATTTTCATCACAGAAACATATCGTAGTCAAGCACGCCAAAACTACTTGTATGAGCAAGGTCGAACAAGACCTGGTCAAAAAGTTACATGGACACTTAAAAGCAATCATACATCACGTCGAGCGTGGGACATTGCTGTTGCGCCTCCAAGAAATCTTTATGATATTTCCATTCTGTCAAAGGTAGGAGTAATTGCGAAAAAGCTAGGTATTGAATGGGGCGGTTACTGGCAGGCAGGAAATTATGATGCTCCACACTTTGAGATTCCTTCAAATTGGGCTATGCCAAAAGGGTACAAGTTAGAAGGACAAGTAATTGTGCCATCAAATAGCAAGTTAAAAGTACAACTAATCGTTAAAGATAAACCAAAAGAAAAGGATGATGAAACAATGAGATTTACAAATCCAACAACTGAAAATGCAGTACGTGATTATATTAAACAGGCTGTAGATAAAGGCAAGATTGATAAGTCTTGGCTTGATAAATTCGATGCTGGTACTATGACAAGTGGTGATTTTGAAGGGTTGAAAATCATTATTTCACAAAGATAAAATCTATTAAATAATGAAATGACCAGATATTTTCAAATATCTGGTCTAGATTTTAATTATAAATACATGGTTAAATTGCTAAAAATAAGTAAATAGTGGTATTATGTCTCTAATAAATAAAAAAAAAGATACATTTACCCGAATGTATCTTTGGTGTTGCTATAGAAATAATCCTAAATAAGATTATATCATGTTTTTGATGATTTGTCGATTCTATGGCCACCTGTTAAGAAGAGAGGCAGGATAAAATGGCAAAATTCAATAATATTCCAAAGAAATATTTAAATCAATTTGCAAAATTGAATAAGGTTACTTCAAGATCAAAATTCCCTGAAGAAATTGAAGAAGAGTTAATACAGAAAGGGAAAGAAGAAGAGTTGATATATTTAAATGAGCAATTTAAATTTCCAACTAACTATCTATCTATATGCCAAGTCGAATCCAATTTCCCGGAGAAATCCGAAACGCCTGAAAAATTCATTAGTACCCTTGTAAACGAAGGTATAATATTGAATTCACAAATAAACACAGAATGGCAACCTCCTCTAACCCCGCAAATAAAAATTTGTGCAATTAGACATGAAGGTAGTTCTGTATATATTAAATTAGTAGAAGAACGAGTTACTACTAGAAAATCGGGTTATAATTCAATATCAACTTCATATGCATTTCTTACTTCTATGGTTATTCATTTTGGGCCTGAAGAGTTGATTGAACTTCGTTGTTCCCCAAAAGATGCCAAGAAATATATTGAATACATCCTGAAAATAATGGGATTTGCGGCACCATATAAATTCTTCATGGTACCTAAACTAACAAGGGCTGCTGCAGACGAATTGTGCGCATTGTTATCTGCTGGTGTAGCATCAAAGCAGATTTCCTTACCTTCAACAGTGGGTAGCTTGAAATTTAATGCAAAAAAGAGTATAAATTTAGATAACGATAAGGAATTTAAATCCATAACTGCTGCAATTGAAGAATTAGGTTTACCTACAGACGATACCATGGATATTCAATGCTTTTACTCATATACTGATCAAAAAACCAATATAGTTGTAGAAGTGAAGTTTGAAGTTAATATTAAGTCTAGTTACTTTAAGTTTACAGCTGCGGTTCCAGAAGTGGTTGTGGACCATGTATTAGATACGTTGGTTATCGTCAATAATGGTAATGTTCTGACTACAACAGAAGAGCAAGTTAAACAAGCTTAGTAAATTTTAGGGGGGGATTTTGAATGGTTTTATCTTACTTGGATATAAATGAAATTTTAAGTCGATGGGCATCAAAATCTCCACCTGTAATTGATTTTACTGTTGAAAATGTACTATATGCTCTAAATTTGGATGATAGTTATTACGAAAAAGTATATAAGTATTTAATGAGTAAAAATGGCTTCGAGGTAATAGCAAAAAAAATCTTACTTTGTCCTAATAATCATAAATGTGATGAATTCTTACTAAATGAACCAATTGATGATGAGTATTTTGACTGTTATTCTTGTGATGAAAATGATTTTGAGCCTGAAAATTTCTTATTAGCATTCTCATTTACAAATGATTTTATTAAAGATGCTTTAAAAAAAAAGAACCAAGTGATCCAGATGAACCAAATGAACCAAATGAACCAAGAGTATTCAATGGTTTAGGTAATAATAAGACCATAGCTGAATTAATTAGAATGGGATTATTAAAAGATGAAGGGAGCTCAGTTTTTATCATGGTAAATAATGACAATAGAAAGTTTACAGTGAATAGTTCACCAAACTCTGCAATTAGTTTAGGAGATAACTCTACTAACATAGTAAATAACAACAATAATGGGGTATCAGAAGACTTATTAATGCAATTGTTTAAAGAAATTGATGCTTCCGAATTAAAAAGTGATGAAAAAAGTGAATTGAAAGAATTAGTAGAAGCTGCACAAGATGCAAGTGAAGCTGAGAATCCTAAAAAATCAGTAATTAAAAGCATGATAGATGCATCAAAAGGTATCATAGATACAGTATCTAACTCACCAGCTTTAATCGAAGCATATACTAAATGGGTTAGTTTTTTACAAAATCCTCCAACACTTTAATCAGAATTGTAAGGTACAAGAATGACCAAGACAGCTACATGCCGTCTTGGTCAATTTTCATTTCATTTAATATTTGTTTACGTTCTAAAATCAATTCCATAAATTCATCCAAATCTTCTTCTAAAGCGTGGTTTTTTATAAAGCTGCGTGCTCTAGATCGAGCGCTAATGTACTTAGAGCGTTCTTTATTCTTCTCTTGCCAACGTTTATTTGCTTCAGTCTGTGAATTTTTCTCCATTTTTAACCCTTCCTTTTTTTAATATAAAAACCGATGTTTACGATAACTAAAATTAAACATAATGAATAGATAACAATCATTGAGTAATCGAAAAATTTAGGTTCTTTCCAATCGACCATGACCACCAAAATGTAAACAGCCACAAGTAAAGTAATGATATTAAAGAAAATTTTCTTCATACTTTAAAATGGATTATGATTATTAAATTATGATAGGATAAGGGTGAAGGAGGGGTTAACCTCCTTCGGTATGTTTATTTGCGACGTTTCTTCTTGTTGGGAGGGCGTCGCTTTTTCTTTTGCTTATTTTTCATATCGCTTATATTTTTTAATCCACCTGTTAGTTGGTTAAAGAACGTTGCGATACCTACTAGATAAGCAAGAGCCTTATCATAATCCACTTTGTTCATCTCCTTTCTATACTTTAATTATACTAGTACTAGTATTAAAAGTCAAGAATTAATTACATTTATTTTCCTTAAAATCAATTTTATTTCATTGTCAAAAAACAAACACTTGTTCTATTATATATACAAACAAACGTTCTTAAAGGAGAGATGAATAATGGCTAAAACTAAAACACCAACAAAGAAAAAGGAGCCAAAGCACCCAGAGCGAGATGAATTTGATTTAGAAGAAATCGCAAATGCGTTAACGGAAGCAATGGAGGAAAAAGAAACCAAAGTCTTTAGCATCTACAAAAGAGATGAACCATTAGAAGGCACTGTCACAAAAATGGATGCTAACACAAAACTAATCCATATTAAAGACAAGCAGATTAATATTCACAAGGTACATTTTTTAGATATTTTGAGTATTTCTGATACTGAATTTTAATGGAGAGTGATTGTGATGTTAAGAGACCGTGGGAACATGAAGTGGACGGCAATGATGCTTCCAGAGCATCTTATAGAGATTAAGAAGTGGAAAGAGGAGCAATTTTACGATAAAAAGCGAGAATTAACAGAGTGGGAACTGGAAGAAATTGAACAAACCATTCAACGTGCTTTTAAAATGCAAAACCTTGTTAGACTAACATTGTGGGATAACAACAAGTTGCGTGATGAGATAGGCAAAGTCACTGGCACTGATGTTTATAAAAAGGAACTACTATTAGACACTGATTTATCTGTGAAGCACATTACATTTGGTCAGATTCAAAAAGCTTCTTTATTAAACGCTGATGATTAAAGGAGAAGATCGCCAAGCACTTTACGAATTTATAAAACTAGATATGGCTATCAAATCATTGCAGCGTGATTATGACAACTTAACAAATCTGAAAATGGGCAAAGTCTACATCAATATTGTAGATGGGCTTTTAAAGGATATAAGAAACGATTATTACAACAAAAAGCGCCTATTAGCCAAAAGTAAAATAGAAGTAGTTAAATGGGTGAAAATTAGTGAGTACTTTAGCGAGGTGACAATAAGAACGCCTGGCGAAGATGAAGTGCATCAATATGCTAATCAAGCCCTAAAAACTCAAACAGAAGAGTTGATTTTTAGATACTTAAGGGGAGAACATAATGCCAATACTAAACAATAGTTCTGTACAAATTTTGTTCGGGAGGGGAGATATCGGTGTTCGTATAGGCTGTAGTAAAGAAAGAGATTCTGGTGCTATTCAGTTTACCAAAATTAATCCTGTACCTATTGGAACGGAATTAGAAATGGATAAACCTCTAAGTTTAAATGACGCCCCTGTAACACTAGCATTTAATAAAGTTGAAAGTTTAGATGTTGTAATTAATCAATTATTAAAATTAAGAAGTATAATGTCTAGTGGAAATGAGTATGTTTGTACAAATGATGGAAAAATTCTCGATAAAGATAATTTATCAGTGAACCAGGCGCTCAAATGAGTTCCTGGTTTTATAATTGTTTTAGCGGTATTAAAGGTACTGAAAAGACATTTTAAATTAATACGCAATACACATGCACATCACTTCGGTAGTGAGGATATTGCTAATACTGAACCGTTTAATAAAAAAGAAAAACTAAAAGCTTTCTCTATTTTTAACAATTCCTTATCAATAAATTGGTAAAAAATAAGTAAAAATAACTATTATTTTGAACTTCTAACTAATGACAAAATGTTTGTATAATGATAAATTGGTTTATATATAGTAATATATAGAAAAATATTCATATGAATTAATCAGAGGGTGATTATATGAAGCAGATAGAAAAATTTGAAGATTATCTAGAAATATTTATTCAACTATATAACGACAAAAAGATAGATATCAATTGGCGAGATAACCCAATGACTTTTAGAACTGATGTGGATTTTGGAAGTTACCTAAAAACAATAGATCCAACGCTTAATGAAAAGGAATTTATTGGTTCTATATTTAGGATATTGAGAATTAGTAAAAAAATAACTACTGAATCAGAAAATGAAATCAAAGAAGACCAAGAAATAATAGATTTAGTTTCTGAAAAATTTCTATATGATTCAGACTTTAAGAGCAATATAGCGTCTAAAATTTTAACTAATGGAAATTATATAGATGATTTTAATTATGAAGTACTTACTAAGAGAGATAAAAATAACCCAGAAAATATATTGGGATATTCAGCGCTGCTAAATATTGATTATAAAAACTCCACTAAAGATAAAGAGAAAATTTTATTAGAACTTAGTGAAGAAGAACTTTCAGTGCTTATAGACAAGTTGCAAGAAGTAAAACAAGATATTAAAGTTTTATCAAAATAAACTGTTATAGGGGTGATTGTAATGTCAACAACTTATTGTATTCCTAACACAAACTTATTCGGCCAAGAATGTGTAACAGAATATTCGCACCCAAAATTTAGAGATTTTCATGAGGACATTAATATTTATGAGGAAGTAAGAATAGAAATTCCAAAAAATGAATATAATGTATACCATCCAGTAAAAACAGAGGTTAGGATGGTCGATATGAAGAAGGGGCAACAGTATCTTCAAAAAATAGTTCTTGAAGAAAAAAAACGTGAAATTAATACGGTGGAAATGAATCCGAAAGTATTAAGCGGTATGCCTGTCATTAAGGGGACAAGAATTCAGGTCTCTTTAATATTAGCTTGTCTTAGAGACGAAATGGCAATTGAAGAAATATGTGAAGATTATCGTTTAGAGCCTAATCTTGTTAAAGATACGTTAGATTTTGCTATCAAAGTACTAGACTATCCATTTTACGAGGAATAATAAATGAAACTTTTTTTAGATGAAAACATTACCCCCAGAGCTAAGGGGATTTTTGAACAATTAGGGTATGATGTAGAGAGTATTCACTCTTATAATAAGAGTGGGATAAACGATCAAGAAGTGCTCAATATTGTAATTAGAGAAAATAGAATATTAATTACTCAGAACGGTAAGGATTTTATTGTTCAAATTCCACCAAAAGTATCTGCCACACACTTTGGTTTAATTTGGATAAGATTTCATGTTACTAGAATGAATATAAATAATGTTTGCTTGAAAATCGATAGGTTTTTAAAATCAGAAAGTTCAATTAACAATTCGATATGGAAAGTTAAAGAAGAAGATATTAGTTTATGTTTTAATAAGAGGTATCCACCTCCAGCTAAAGTGGTTTCATATTAG